ATCATCAGGGGTGAAACTGTTTCTAAGACAATTTACCGTCAAGAATGGACCCAGTTCAACAAGGAGGCGACAATTGCAGTGGATGCAGAAGGCGTTCCTTATGTGGCAGCAGACGCGGACTACATTTACCAAGATGACCAATGGGCGCAGGTGGCAACTCAGAACCCTGATTCCCCTGAGGAGTTGGGAGATCCGGTATGGATTTTGGCTAGAGATGGCCAAACGCAACTTCCTGAAGGGATGGCAAGCCCGGAGATGCTTAACTTTGAAGCGCAAATCGTTCCAAGGCAAAAAGTGCAATACAATGGAGCGGAGTCCAAGCCAATCTACTACAAAGACTTTTTAGCCCCTCTTGATGCCCCCACTTTGGATGAAGCGGACATTTGTGTTCATTTGTATGACAAGCCAGCGATTGAAATCGCTTCCCTGTATGTTTCAGCTTTAGACACAGGAGAGGAAACGACAAGGGAGACAGCCAATAAGATATTTGAGTCCTTGCAAGAGCTGACCCGCGTGGACGACCACAGAAAGGCTTACGGGAAGAAAGAAAGGCCAGAGCTTGGCGAAAGCCCCGGGACAGAAAAGGTTAATTCTAGTGACGACCCTGCCAGAGCAGAAAGCGGACTAGAGGGCGAGCCCGTTGTCGAAATCGCGGAGGTTTATATTCATTTTGATGCGGACGAAGACGGAGTTCAGGAAGACATCGTCATCATGTTGGACAAGAAGAACAAAAGGCCCTTGTTCTATGACTATGTTGCAAACAGGACTCCGAACGGTAAGCGACCGTTTAATGTAACAAGGGTCAACAGGGTTGAGGGCAGGTGGCACGGAATCGGCACCATGGAGGTGTTCCAACCCTTGCAAGAAGTTGTGGATCTACTGGTCAACAGATGGAACCACTCCCAGTCCCGCTCCGGTAATGTTATCTTCTGGAACCCTGAGCTTACCTTAGAGGGGGAAGAAAACCCCCACTTGGAGCTTAACGGGGGGAGGACATACACCCCTAAGGGGAACATCGACCCGGAAAACATTCTCAAGGTTATTCCTCTGTATGACGTAAAAGGCCGGGAAATCTACAAGGAGATTGAGTTCTTCATGCAGGTTGCAATTAACATGAGCGGAGTTTCCCATGTAAACGATGCCGCCATGCTCGGGATGGACACAGCCAAGTTGGCCACCGGGGTTAAGAACATCGAAAGATCCGGTCAGGAAATGTTCTCCATATACCTCAGTCAGTTGCAAGACGGCCTAGAGGACCTACTCAAGCAGTTTTGCGTATACACTTTGGCCTATTTGGATATCCGCGAGGTATTTATGTATACCGAAGACGAGTCTGCCCAAATGTTGCAATTTGGCCCCGAGAACGTCGAGCAACAGGTGGACATGGATGTTCGCTTGGAAATGACTAGATACAAAAATGAGCAAGAGCTTGTTCAGGCGCAACAGGCCAGCGCCAAGGTCATTGAGTTTTATTCCCTCCCTCCAGAATTACAGGTTCGCACTTCCCAGCTTTACAGGCAGATGCTAAAGGCAATGCAGGTTGCCCATGTGGACGAGATTATCCAGCCCGGCTTTCAGATTCCCCCACAAGGCACTCCCTCCGGGGGGAGCGGGAATCCTCAGGCCATAAATACGCAGGATAACATGCCCGGACAGCAGCCGCCTGTAGTATGAGCATTGACAAGGAAAAGCAAGAGTATGACCGGGCCCAGAAGGTGGGCGAAAGAGTCGAGAGAATGTGCAGGGAAGAGGGGTGGAGTGACCACTTTATCCCTATGATCCAGAAAAGGAGGGATGAGGCGCAGTCTATCGTAAACGACCCGGATAGTGATCAGCTAACCACCCAGCTAAACAGAGGGGTCATAAAGGTCTGCGACGAGGTCTTGGGATATAGGGAATACAGCGAGGCCCGAGCCGGGAAGATTATGAGGTCCGCTGTTGCCGCCAAGATGCGCTAGTCAAAAGCGGTTTCAGTGGACAGGGCAACGGCCCCAATTCCTGACTCTACCGCGTAGTCCCTGAACCTTTGTCTGGGGGAACACCGGAAACGCACATTGGTGATTCGGAAATCTCCGAGAGATGGATACTCCCACAAAAAGGCTTGGCCAAGACTCAAGGCGTCAGACCCGGTGGCCTCCCAGCTCCCGCTGCCCATCTTGGTGTATTCATCTGCGCCCTCCACTCTAAACTCCACATCCCAATGGACCTCCATCATTGGGCTAAACACGCTAGGCCATGGAAGATTTACCCTGTAAACAAATGGCAATGGGTCCCTGTAGCCCTTTTGAATAGTGTAATCCCCTACATATGTGGTCCCACCATGGGAGCCGTTTACGTTGACGTTTGCAATTTGCAAAAACTGGGTGTCGGATACAGCCGCAACATATGTTGTGGTGCTGCCGATTGAGTCAAAGGTGGTTCCCGCATGGGTGTCCGTGGTTCCGTCTGTGTAAAGCAATTGGGGGCTTCCGCCAGTGAAGTAGCCTTCCTCCATTGGGACGGTCGCCCCATTGACCCCCCAAGTCCCAGAAAGGCTGCTGTAATTTGTCTCTGATCCAGAGCTGACAGTAATGGTCTCAGGGTAGGTTGGGTTGTCCAACGTGCCTAAGGTCCTCATCGCATCCGTGCTAAAGACGTATTGATCATAATGGATCACATCTGTCTTTGTGTGTTGAACAGCAGACCCTCCGGAGGGAGTCTTTGTAACGGTCCCATTATGATGGACTGGGTTTACATAAGTCAGCCAAAGCATACGAAACCCGCTCGGGGGCATGGCGTTGACTATCGAGGGGTCAAACCCCGCCGGGCTGGCCAGAAAGCCAAGATACAGGCCATTGGTCTGCTCTATGAAAAATTCCGGAGCAGGGCACTCTAACTCCGCACAGCACACGCATTGCTGGTCTGGGAACTTCTCAGTGCTTGCTCTCCCGTATACTTCGTAAGACATCAGGACCTAAAGTAATGCGCCGTGGCTCTATATGCGTCCAGAAGGCATATCTGGAAGGTGACCGCCCCACACCCCTCGGAGTTCCAAACCAAATCCCCGTTGAGGTTCTCAGACCAGCTACCCAAGGGGGCGTATATGAATCCTGTAGGCTGAAAGGCGGATAACTCGCTATCTACAGGAGTTGATGGCCCGTTTTCCAGAATTGGCGGCCCTGTGGCGCTCCATCTTCCAGTGAGATATGTCGTATCTCCAGAGGAATCGGTCTCCATGGTTATTTCTAGCTTCACATAAATGCTGCTGGTGTGAGGATCAAAGGTGGTTCCTTCTCCCCCTATTGTTGTGTGAGCGGTAACAAAATCGCTATTTACATAGTTTACCGTTCCCTGTTGCAAATATCTCTTATCGGAATCTGACGGGTCGGTAAGCAATGTCCCCAAGGAGCATGTCGTTGAAGCTTCCTCTTTCCCCGTTCTCCTGACCAAGCAAACCCTCTTAAACCCATTAGCATCAACGAGTTCCACCTCCTCAAACATCGACAGATACATCAAAAGAGACCTCAACTTATCTATTCCCTCATTGGTGGTGTTGGCGTTTTGGGCAAATCGCTCTCCAATATCCAGCTCGTCAGCCTCCATTCCCGGGGGTGGAGGGAACAGCTTGGGGAAGGTAAAATCAGATGACGGGATTACTGGTGTAGACACGATTGCAACTTTAATGTTGCAAAAGATCAAATAAAGCTCAAAATCCTTAACCAATGAGTGAGGCAGAGGCCCATTCGGGACAAAATACAGAAGTTGAAGAGGCAGAAGCCCTTCAAAACACTGAAAGCATCCAAGACGCACCCGAGGTCGGAAATGACGATCTGGGGGGTTCGGGCGAGGTGGATGGACAGCAGGAAGCTGCTGAACAAGCCACGCCGTCTATGGCAGACAGGATATCTGAAGCTGGGGACATAGCTGAATACGAGGCTTTAATGTCTGAGATTGAGCAGAACCCCAACCTCTTGCAAGAACTTGACCCAAATGAACAGAGTTCTGAAGAAACGGCTACGAATGAGGAGGAGGCGCAGGCCCCTCCGGAGGGAGAGCCAGAGCAACGAGACGAGCAACCCGTTGAGCAAGAGCAAGTTGAAGAGCAAAGTCAGCCAGACGAAGCCGAAGACGTAGTAGGTGAGGAGGATAAAATCCCCCAATTCCGATTGCGTCCGACAGAGCAAGTGGATGCTGAGGCATTGCGAATAATGAAGGCCGCAGATGCCGCTGACGCACCTATCAATCTTTCACAAGCACTTGATATTGCAAGACAGCGGTTGGGCGTAGATGAGAGACCGAAAGCTCAGATTGAGCCAGTTGCAGAAGACAACGAGGCTTATGAAGAGGAGTCTTCAGAAGAAGACCCACTATCTCAGGTAACCCTAGATGAGGCCAAACAGGAACTAAAGGACCTTCGCAAAAAGCATAGCCAAGCACTCCGTGAGGGCGACCTAGATGAGGCCGCAGATGTCATGGATCAACTTGGTGAAACTGAAGAACTCATCGAGGTGCTTGCCGTTCGTGAAGAACATGAAGCAACGGCAGCAGTTGATGAACACGATCAGGCTTTTGATACCTCAGTTGCAAAAGCAAACGAGCTTTACCCAGAGTTTGGGAATGAAGGCTCAGACTTTTACGCTAGAGCAACAGAGATCGACGCGGCCCTGCGGGATACTGAAGACAATCGCTACTACGATGCTAATAAGCCACTTCTGATTGCCCAAATGGTAGCGAAGGAGCTTAATATAGCGCCAAACACGGGAGGGCCAGCCAAGAATCCCCCCGTGCAGAAGCAAGAAGCTGCGCCTCAGCAACAGTCACCCTCTTCGCCCCAGCCCCCAAGGACCGAAAAGCCCGGCCAACTACCCGCAGCCAGTGGAGCTTCACGCACTGCTGGCGTCCAAACCGGACAAGCGGCTACACTTGCTGATCAAGTGGCGAATATATCCAACCCTGATGACTTTGACGAATTAGCCGAACAAGTCTTCCGGTCTGGAATTGCTGATTGATTGGTTGTGTTTGTCGCGGGTCCGAAAACCGCAATTCAATTAACCACCAAGAATCATGGCATTCCATACTTCCAATGTTACTGGTCAGGGAATCGGCAACGCCCTTTCCGCTGACCCCGCAAACGCATTTGGTAACGCTGGGGCAGTCCGCGAACTTTGGCGCAAAGGAGTTGAGGTCTATGAACAGACCGCAGACTTCTTTGCTCCTTTCGAGGGCGGCAACGACAGCATTATCCAAACCGTTACCGACACGACCAAAGGTCGCGGTCAGAAAATTACGTTCACCACCATGGCTGGTCTCTACAATGAGCCCAAGCACGGGGATGAGCTTTTTGATGACGGTGATGCTTTCGAGTCGATCAAGATCAATTCCGCAACCCTGTCCGTGGACTTCATGCGCCACGGCGTTCGTTACACCGAGCGAGCTGAAGAGTTCATGGGAATGCGCGGCGAAATCGCCGTAGGCATCCCCCGCGAGCTTGGCAAGTGGATGGGCCGCAACAAGAGTGAGAAGCTGTTTATGAGCTTCTTGCACCACGGCGCAGGCGCAAACCAAATTATTGCAAACAGCAAGGCCAACGCGGACGCTCTGTTTACTGCTGACACCCTTGATTGGGACGGCATCGTCTCCGCTCAGACGCAGCTCTCCCGCCTTGGCGGAAGCCCTGCTAAATTGGGCCGGGATCAGAACGGTAACGCCATTCATCGCTACTGCTCCGTTGCAACCACTGACGCTCTGTTCTCTCTTGAGCAGGACGCTGACTACAAGGATGCACACGAAGAGGGTGGGCCAAACGCCTACTCCAACCAGTTGTTTACGGGTGGCTACTCCGATGTCCGGGGTAATATCATCAAGAAATACAATCCCATCGACCATGACGGATACGGTGCGATTGCTTCTCCGCTGAACCCCAAGGCAGAGCTTGGATGCTCGACCACCAACGGGTTTACCACCAACAGCACCACTGGTGTTGCAAACCTCAGAATCGCTGGCGGTGGATCTGCAACTGCTGGGGCTCTTACGGCTCCCGCTTACTTCAAATACTTCCCGCTCTTCGCGTTCAAGTTCCTTGCAACGGACACCCTGTCTCTTGCGGCCAGCTTGTATGGAAGTGGGGCGTTCTTTGTAGCGGTTGTAAACCACCCCAATGCGGCCACAGACCCGAACAAGATTGGCTTCTACTCATGTAACGCCAATGACGGGAACCTGTTGACCGTGAACGACAAGCACCAGTCGGGAGACGCCAATAACCACCTTGGCTCCCTTCCTGCCTTTGATGCGGCGGTTCACACCAACACCCACGATGCTGGAACAGCCAGCGTCTACCTTGTGAACCAGCACGGTGTGCCTTACGGCCACACTCTGTTCATGGGTAAGCAGGCTGCTCGTCGCGCATACGGCAAGTATCGCAACCAGCGTTCCGAAGACTCCCATGAGGGCGGCTTCGTGAAGGACATCTTCGTGACCTCTGTCTTCGGACAGGAGCCAGTGCAGGATGCTGCTGGGCGCAGGCCGGGATACCTTATCCTGACACACGCACTGCAATACGCTGGAGTTCCGTTCCCGACAGTCACCACTGCTTAATTCCTGAGAAATCAGGGATTTGGGATCAAGAACCCAATTATGGGGGCCCTGAGTTGCAATTCTTGCAACCGGGGCCCCTTTTGCTATACTTTGAGTATGCCTATTTTAGCAGTGTTGCAGTATCCTGATCGCGGAACGTATGCCCCAGCAAAATACGGAACTCGGCATGGGAACTTTTTGAGGTCCAAGGTGCCGGGAATGGAGGAGGAAATCTGGGTCTTTGGTGGGCGCACATATGACCTTTCCAAAGCTAAAGACAGGGAAGATTTCAATGCAGACTGCGCCACTCTTATCCCCTTTTGCCACGGAAGAAAAATGAGAGTGGTTCCGGTTATTTTGAATCCTGTGGCTGCTAAAAAGACAGCCAAGAAAAAGGCGGCTAAAGAGCTGCCAGAAAAACTTTTGCCACCCTCCGGAGGGTAGTAAGCCATGACTCTTAAAGAGCTTAGAGACAACGTGTTGCGGGTCCTCTGGATGGAGGGAGCAGGGACGATTCCTGACTATATTTACGAGGATGCCACCACGGCCATCAATTCTGCGTTGCAACTCATGCACCAGAGCCCTCTGGACTATTTCCGCAAAGAGGAGGGGCAGCTATCCTATTCTGCGGGAACATCATCGGCAAACCTCAACACCCTGTATGGAGCAAACGAGCTTATTGGGCCCGTTTGGATCGAGGCAGAGAACAACAGGGAGCTTCATAGGATCACCGACGAGTCTGAGTTTAACCAATTCTTCCCAAGGTTTTATGGGAAAACTGAAGCTCAGGCCGTAGCTGACGGGGTTCCCGCTCCAAGTTACTACTTCGTTAAAACTCGCAGAGAAGCAGCCGAAGACTCTGGAAGGGACTCGTCTGGCGCGTATATCGAGATCAAGCCGACCCCAACGGCAACCGTAATTATCAATCTAATTTACGCCAGAAAGGCTGCCGTTTTTGAAACAAGCTACATCAAGGCCCTGTCAGGATCAGAGGTAACTCCCGTCCCGGCAGACGCGGTAGAGACAATCCTCCTGCCGCTTGCTAGAATGTATGCAATGAGGTCTCACTTTTTCTTTGAGAAAGACAAGATCCCCATGTTTGAGCAGGACTCAGCCAGAGCGATGCAATCGTTGCAAGTCTCTGACCCCGAAATGGGGACAAAGAGCCACATGGCTGAGCAGCTTAGAAAACAATTCGCGTCTGAAGAATAATGACTGTTCAAGAATTAGCTCAAAGGCTTGCAAGATGGACAGCCAGTAAGACGCTCTCGCAAATGAGCGTTGAGGATCGTTTGATCCTACTGGATTGTATTAACTCCGCTGTTTTTAACTGGTTTAGCACGGCCCCGGAAAACCTGAGGATGACCACGGTCTCGCACCTAATAAGGGCGAAGGAGACCATCAGCTTTACCGCCACCAACGGAGGAAACGACATGACTGGCGCTTCGTTGCAAGACTATCATCTGGGAGCGGCTTTAGAGATTGCAGGGGAGAAAAACATGAATGAAATCGTTTCGGTTTCTGGGACCCCTAAAATGCTTAACCAGTTTCGCGGATCAACTGGCTCCGTGTCCGCAAGTGTCCACTTTGACACCATTATGCTTACGGACCACAGCGTCAACAGACTGGTAAGTCACCCTAGAGTGCTTGATACAGGCGTAACCCTTTACAGAGATGATGACGCTTTAAGGTTTGTGGGCCCGGAAAGACGGATTAGAGCTTTTTCTGGAGTCGTGGGAACATCAGTGACCTCCGGGTCTGTGCAAAAATTTGGGGACCCGACAAGGTATGTTCTAGAGAACACCGGGGTGTCCCAAAAGGACGAAGCGAGGCTTATGATTCGCTTGGACCCGATTCCAGACAAGGAGATGACCATAATCTTTGATGCGGTATTAGATCCACCGTCCCATGACTTAACAGACGTAGACGGGAGCGTGGCAGTTGCTGTCCCAGATCAATATGTTCTGCCTCATGTTCTGCCGTTGGCGCTTAGCGACTTGGTTATGACCCCGATCTGGGGAGGGACAAAAGAGGAGAGAGACGCTTCGTTGCAAAGAGGGATCTCAGCATTAGCTGCAATTAACAGAACCATGCAGAACAACAAGGGAGCCCCGGTAAATTATGTGAGAACCAGACCCGGATATTAAAATGATTGCAGACGCCACAAAGCTAAAGGCCGCAGTTAAACAGGCCCTACAGGAGATCAATGACGCATGTTACGAAATGCGCCAAGAGGGAGTCATCGTTCTTATGCCGGAAGCTGTTGAATTTGAGGTGAACATGGTCATAGGGACAGACATCAATGTTGTCACAAGGACCAATAACGAGAGCGAGAGTGACGGAACAACCACTACAACTCGCGCCTCTGGGGCTGCTGACCTTACCGCAGGCCCTCACGAACAGGAGGTATCCACCAAGACGAAAGACAACAAAGAGACAGAAAGGACATATACCAATCTCAATGAAACAACCACAATCAACCATCCCACAGTTACGACCACTGGAAGCGGAGCAGATACTGGAGAGGAAACAGTGGAATACACCTACGGAGACGGGGACGCATAAGCCATGGCTAGTTCAGACAATATAATTAAAAGAGTAACCGATACCGAGGCCAATAAAGGCCAAATATCGGCGCAGTCATATGACAGCGAAACAAAAAGGACCGTAACCTCTCCAACCCTTACAAAGGAGACTACGACCCAGCTTGATGACACTGCCACTACAAGCGAAAGAAAGGTTGGCAATGTAACAGAAACGCGAACCTCGTCAGGGGTGGGGACTGTTACCACTACAAACGAGGACAAGGGCGTGGTCCTGAGGTTTACCATCCCTATCCAGCAGAGAAATCCAATTGTTAGATCGGAGTAATTGCAATACTATTAACCAACTTACCAAGTTATGCTTACAAGGTCAGGAAGAGAACTTTTAGCCTCTGGAAAGGGGGCCTCAGGAACAGAAGCTGCATGGACGCTTTCTGGTGACGGTTATGCTGCTGACGACCTTCATCCATGCGCTCCATTTAACGGACTCTTAGGAGTCTCTACGGCGTGGAGAGAAGACGACTCCACTGGGGACCTCTCCCCTCTTGCCGCCCCCGCAAGCGACTCTCATTTTACAGTTTCGGGATCAGACCTAGTCACTAACGCAACATAGAAATGGCCACTCCAAACATAATCCCCAACGCCAACAACGAAGGCAAATTAGGAAAATCTGGGACCCAGTGGTCCGAGGTTAGGGGGCAGACAATTTACCAAAACGGGAGCCAAGTTGCAAATTTGGCGTCTCCCACATTTACCGGAGCCCCTAAGGCTCCCACGCCGGGAAGCTCTGACAACTCGATAAACATTGCAACTACGGCATGGGTGACGACTTTTCTTACCGGGATTTACACAAAAATCCACGGCTCCCCTACTGCCGGGAACCTGTTTAAGTCTAAAGCTGGGGGGCTTATTGAGGATAGTGGTCACTCTGCCACAACCCTGCTCGCTAGAGCTAACCACACAGGCGCTCAGGCCCAAAGCACTGTCACAGACCTTGTGAGTGATCTTGCAACGATAACCAGTAATGTTGCAACAAACACCTCTGCCATCTCAGGCAAGGCGGCCACTTCCCACACCCACACAAGTGCTGACATTACTGACGCAACAGATGCGGCTACAGTTAGCAAGGTTGTAAAACGAAGCGCAACAGGGGCCGCGTCATTCGCGTCTACCGGGACAAACAAAGCTGTTAGCGCGTCATCAACTGGAACCAATGGATACGGGGTATATGGGGCCTCCACAGGGAACACCAGCTATTCCGTTTTTGGATTTAACACAGGGACAGGAGGAACTGCTGGCCACTTCTCCAATGGTGCTGCCAGCGGAAAAGGGCTTATTGCCGATAACAACCAGACCTCAGCTATCATCCTTGAGGCAAGGCACTCAACCAACCCAATGTTTACCGTTCTCACCGGATCAAAGGTGAGACTGTATAACACTGCTTCATCATATTATTCTGAGATCAACCACGGCACCTTAACAGCCAATAGAACGATAACGTGGCCGGATGCTACCGGGACAGTTACTCTTGGAGACGGAGGGGGAATCACTGACGCAGGGGCGTTCAGAACGGCTCTGGGGGTTGGCACAGGTGACTCTCCCTCGTTCACTAAGACCTCCGTAACCTCCTCCACTTCTGAAGGATACAACTTTAGCTCTGGAGCTAAAATTGCCCTAGAAAACGCCGCCAATACCAGCAAGTTTCAACTCCCTCACGGGGGAGGAAGCACAGAAAAGCTGGTGGATGGGGACGGCAGAGGCATTACTGATGCTGCGGCATTCAGGACCGCAATTGGGTGTTCCAACATCGCCGGGGACACGTTTACAGGGACTGTCGTAATCGACCCCGCGAGTGGCTCCAACATGATTAGGATGGACGGGCCTTCTGGTGGATACGCCCTGCTTACCTTTGACTCATCGTCCACTAGGACCCTTGCGGTCCCAGATGCCACCGGAAATCTAGCTGTATGCGCTAGCGGGGCAGGGGCAATTGTTGCATCAGATGTAACCGATTCCACCGCCACGGGAAGATCGCTGATGACCGCAGCAAATGCGGCAGCAGGAAGGGCGGCTCTGAGCGCGTCAACCCAATCAGCAACCCTTGGATTTGGTGTAATCGCCGGAACAAGGAATAACACCAATGCGACCACTGTATCTACAGGGTCTTTTGCAATAATTCACCCGGGAACCTTTGCCGTGGTTAATGGGGCCAACTTCAGTGTCCCAACCGCCTCGCAGGCCAAGGTTACTTATGGCGGCTCTGTGACATCAAACTTTTTGGTCACAGCCGTTATGACCGTCAAGAGCGGGGCCTCTGGGACTGTGACTGTTTCTGCTCGGCTGGGCCTGAACGGAGCCACCATCTCCACTTCAGAGGTAAGCCAGACGTTTTTGAATAATAGCCACGAAGACTCGATGACCGTGCAAAACGTGATGAGTCTCGCTAACACGAATACTGTGGAGGTCTGGATTGCTAACGAAACTGGCTCAGACAACCCCACTGTTACCGATATTTCGCTAACCCTGATCCCCATGGATTGATCTCCCCCCCGGAGGGAGGCTATGAGAACCCCCAAAACAAACAGGTCCTGCGTGGCGCTTGCAATTATTGCAAGCTGCTTTGCGTTTGTGTCGTGTTCTCCCCCGGTCACACAGGCACCGCCAGCCATAGCGGTTCCCAAATTATCTCCAAAGCCCAATATAGCCAATACGGAAGCGCAGGTCCGAAAGGTAGAGGCTAAAGTTGGAGAGGTGGAAGACGCGGTAAGGGATGTTGGGCACAAGCTCGACGCCGCCAAAGTGACCACAGAAGCCATAGAAAAGGCCGTTGAAGAGGCTTACGCAAACGGGCTAGAGGCGGGATCTGCTGCCGCTGACGAGCTTCGGGGCTTTGTGGTAGACCTTAGGGCAGAGTTAGACTCGTCTATTGTCGCTAGGGAGTCTGCCGTTGCAGCACTAAACGAGACCAAAGCGGCTCTAACCAAGGCAGAGCAAGCAAACCTCCAGTTGCGATCTGAGATAGAGGCTATGGCCGTCCAGAACAAAGGCTTACTGGAAAGGCTAGAGGAGGCAAACTCCCGCATCGAAATAGGGATCAAAATTGCTGCTGAAAGAGACGCGGCTCGGGAAAAGGTAGTAAAAGTGGAGTCCCAAAGGGATGAAGCCCTTAAATATAAAAGGTTTGTGTGGATTGCGGTAGCCGTGGCGATGCTATATCTTGTCCTGAAAGTTGTTGTTGCAACTGGAACTTGGACACCGCAAGGACGAATTGCTAAAATACTTTTTTAACCAACCAACTGAATCCAATGGAACATACCCAAAGTGCAAACGTAAAGGCCAAGTTCAAGGATAGCGGCATTGATGCCCTGCCCGTGGACATAAGCTCAACCGATCAGCCTCTGGCGCAGGTCGCTAGAGCTTTGGTCATCGGGACTGCCGGGAACCTTAAAGTGACCACGTTGCAAGGCAACACTGTGACGCTTGTAGGTGTCCCCGCTGGGGTCTTGCCTCTCTGTGTCACGAAAGTGTTCAGAACAGGAACGACCGCAGTCAACATTAGTGCAATTTTTTAGACCCAATAGGAAATGAGAGTTTCACCGGGACTTGGTATACCTGTGGCCAGAACGCCACAGGCCCTTGAGACGCCTATGCTCTTGGATAGAGATGGGATGCCGACAGCTACTCTTGCATACAGCCTAAGAAAACTGCGGGAAGACTACACGGGCAAGGCGGTCAGGGTCCGAAGGGCTTCCGATAGTGTCGAGGTAGATGTCGATTTTGACGACGAAAACAAGGTCAGCGGGTCTTCTGTTATAACGGTTACTTCTGGCTCTTACAGCGGCACAATGACTTTGGCCGCGTTTTCTTCAGGGACAACAATCCATGTAACTACATGGTGGGACCAAGTTGGGACGGCACAAAGCGCCTTCCAAACAACTGCGGGGTCTCAGCCTGTTCTGGCGTCAGACTATAGCACGTTAGAGTTCTCTGCCTCCTACAATAACTACCTGCAAACAACCCATGTCCCAGCCGAGGGAGGAGACGGAACAGATGTCGGAGACTCAAACACATGGATGACCGTGTCTAAGTATATTGACACTGATAACGACAGGCATGAGCTAGTTTCCGCTTTATATTATTACCCTGCTTATGGCCGCTCTTTGTATGTCGAAGGAGACACATATCGTTTTGATGTGGGCGGCGGCGGCGGCAATACCGATATTGACACCTTGGATAGCACTGTTACTGCCAGCACATCCAACATTGAAGTAGTCATCGCCTCTTACATGCCTGCGGAGTCAGGCAATGAAATGAAGATGAAGGTGAATGGGACCGATAGGTCGCCAGCAAGCTCTTCGCACAACGTAAACTCGTTTAATTACGGCCATTTTCATATTGGATATTGCAACTACCCTTACTTCACAACCGACAAGTGGGATGGGAAAATTTATGAGGTAGTTGCTTGGGAGAACACCGCAGCATTTGCCGCATCAAGCGCAACTGCCGGGACTGTTTGGGAAGACGCTGAAGACTACTACGACCTATAATGGCTAAATACTTAAAGTTCAAAACGAAGAAGGGAGCCGAAAAGCGAAGCAAGGCGCTTTGGGGCGGGGACAAAGACGCTGTTACCCAGCATCTCTACAATTTCGTAGAAAGCAGAAAGACAACAGGGGGTAGTTTTCTGATCGTCCCAGATGACGGAGGAGAGCTGACCGCTGAAGAAAAGAACAAATTGCAAGGGCTCTCAGAGTTCAAAGAGTGGATGGAGAAATACCTAGCTCCCTCCTAAGGGGTCTTACCTGAATCATGGACAAAAAAGACAACAGCATAAAGCGGGACATTGTTTTCGCTGTTATTGGAATAGCCATTTTCTACGCCGTTCTGGGCGTTGCAAACTGGCTTGATGGGGCCTTTGGCCTTATCGAAGCGTTCACGTTCGTGGACATCGCGTCAACGGTAACGAAAACCCTCGTTGCCAGCGCATTAGCGTTTGCCCTGCTCAAGATTGGGTTTAGGCATACGCTTGGAAGAGACATAGGCAAAACCTTTGATGAGGGCTGGGATGAAACTCCGTCCCCAAATAAGGCAAGGCTTATTATTATCGCGGTGCTGGTGTTCTTCGCCAGCATTATGCTTTCCGGAGCCAGCGCCTCTCTTAGAGACCTCTCCGTAGAAAGAAGCGGTGTAATCCCCGGCCTCTCGCTGCCAGTCAGCGACGAGGCCCGGGACCTCATCGTTGGATACGAGGTGGGAGGGAAAATCTATTACCAGAAGTATCTCTCGGGGCCCACATGGCCCGGGGGCGCAAGCGGAGTGACCATAGGGTTTGGCTACGATCTAGGGTATAACAACGCAACCCAGATTCGCAAAGATTGGGGAGGTCTTCTTTCTTCGTCTGAGGTGAACGCGCTCATTAGCGTATCAGGAAGAAAGGGGGGTGCCGGGAAATACGCCCTAGCTTCAGTAAAGAACAGGGTGAGGGTTTCATGGGACGAGGCCCAAGAGGTGTTTGATGGCTCCACTTTGCCAAGGTTTGCAAAAACAACCCAAACGGCATTTAGGCTGTCTGAAGACAGGCTTCACCCGCACAGCAACGGAGCCCTTGTGTCGATTGTGTTCAACAGGGGCGCAAGCATGAAGGGCAGCAGAAGAAGGGAGATGGCAAACATCAGGGATCACATAGCGGCAGGTTACGCCGGAAGGGTCCCCCGGGAAATCAGGTCTATGAAGAGGCTGTGGCAGGGACGAGGGCTGGATGGTCTTATTAAGAGAAGGGATGCAGAGGCTGGTCTTTTTGAAAGAGGTCTTAAAATGAGAAACTAAACCAAACCCCACAAACTCAAAGCAATGGACAGCGATCTGAGAAAAAGAATAGAAAAAGCGGCATACAAGCACCCGACACTCACTAATGGCAAAATAGCCCACAATTGCAATTGCAAGGTAGCCGATGTCGAGGAAGTAAGAACCGACCTTGGTCTTGAGCTGGTTCATGCTGGCCCAAGAGGAAAAAGGAAACCAGCCTCAAGGGGGAAGGGTCTTGATCAGTTTCGTGCCAAGCACGATGTGGATCTTATCATCAGGACCAAGGTGATTGAGTATCTATCTGAAGACCATGAGGAGTATTTTGATGACCATGACTTCCGAGAGATATGCGAGGTTCCTGTTACAGGCTGGAGAAGGCACTCCGACTCGCCAGACTTTGATGAATACAGGTTGAGGAAGGGAAGCCTTAATGTGTGGGGGCCTAAGCACATAATCCTGCAAATGAAAAAGATCCTCGGGATCATGTGAAGATGCCTAGAAAAAAAGGAAAATCTATTGACGAGTTTGCCAAGGGTCACGCCAGCAAGATCCTGTCTCTTCGGGATCAGTTGGAGACGCTTGCAAATGAACGGGCCCTGCAAAGGATCTCCCTTCCCAAAAAGGCCCCCGCGTTTAAGTTCGGGGTTTTGAGCTGCACCCACTTTGGGTCAATCTACGAGGAAGTTGCAATGACTCGGGCCATTTACGAGTGGTTTGAGCAGGAGGGTATTAAAACCGTCTACCATTGCGGGGACATGACCGAGGGCGTCCAGATGAGGAAAGGGCATGAGCATGAAGTCCATAAGCACGGGGCTGACGCCCAGATAGATTGGACGGTTGAGCATTACCCATACATCAAAGGGATTAAGACTCACTTGATCTCTGGAAACCATGACGAGGCCCACATGAAGAATGGCGGCACAGATGTCTGCGCGAGAATCGCGGAAAAGAGAGAGGACATCAATTATCTAGGGTCAGATGCGGCCCGGTGGGTTGTGGAGAGAAAGGGTGAAAAGGACATCAGGATAGACATGCTACACCCCGGAGGGGGGAGTAGCTACGCTCTAAGCTACAAGCCTCAAAAGATAATCGAGCAGATTGAGTCAGGCCAAAAGCCAGACATCCTGCTTATCGGGCACTTCCACAAAGCGTTTACGTTGCCAGCCTATAGAGGCGTTGCTGCGGTGCTTGCGGGATGCACTCAGAGGCAGTCGCAATTTATGATGCGAAATGGCTTAGCCGCACATACAGGGGCCCACATAATCGAGTGTAGGGCCTTTGAAGACCAAGTAATGTTCTCGTCTTGCTGGAGGGGATTCAAGCCCCCCAAGGCAGATATTCCCGTTATTAACGATGAATGACCGCTGTGCATATAGACCTTTACACAACACTGACCGCTTTAGGGGCAGCAGCCTCCGCTGTGCTGGCGATTTGGTCGCTAACAACAAGGGGGAGGTCCGCGTGGAAAGAATGGTGGATAAGAAGAAGGCAGAGGAGGCAAATGCCGCAGTTGCTTCTGTCTATAAAAGAAGAGCTTCAGAAAGTCGCGGATAGGCAGGAGTTTTTCACTGCTGAGCTGAAGACAAATGGGGGAACCTCGCTAAAAGATGAGGTAAGGCTGTTGGTTAGCGAGAGGCTGATGGAGTTGCAAGAGGCTCCATACCCGGCCTTTAGATGCACATCAAACGGGGAGGCCATCTTCGTCAACAGGGCCTATGAGACCTTGGTTGATGACGACGACTCCAAGTTGGTTGGGCTTGGCTGGCAGTCATTCATTTACGACAGCGAAGAGGGGGACACTTATTATCAAAGGTGGTTGCAAGTTGCGAAAACGGGCTCGCACTTTGCCGGAAACCTGAAATACAAAGACTCTCATGGAAATTACCGGGGAGAATGGTTTGTCCGCATTGTGCCCCTTGGCCCATATAAAGCACACAATCAGATATGGGGAGGAAGAGTGTTTCCTGAGGACGAAGTAGCAGAAGAAATAGCAAAGGAATACGGATGGGCGAGATAGAGGTGCAACTTACCGACGATCAAGCGGACGAGCTTCTTCGTGCTGCTTGCATGGAAAATGAAGACGCTTGGGTCGAGCAGTTTGGCAAGATCCTTAAAAAGGACGGGGCTGTGGAGACTCCCGTCCTTAACTATTTGCAAGAGCAGGTCTGTGACGCAATAAGATGGTGCAGAGAGAATGAATATCCATGTAGGATAATTATCCTCAAGCCACGCCAGAAAGGGTCCTCTACCGTTACCACGGCCTGTCTATACCACATGTTGCAGAGGAGGCAGTCCAACGGACTAATTATTGGTGGCGAATTTAGTCAAACGGATAACTTATGGAAAATTACCAGAAGGTATTCGGATTACGACAAGATGAAGTGGCCTCACGAAAGACCAAGGATCACAAACGAAAGAGGGGCCTTTGGTAACGGCTCCATTCTTGAAAAGGAGACGGCGCAGGACTCAGAGGCCGGAAGATCAGGAACCTTTCACTTCGTCCTTGCAACTGAAATTGGACGCTGGAGAGACACCCCGGCCAGAAACTCCGCTGAAATCCTGACCGGGGTGATGGCCTGTGTTCCCGACCTTCCAGACACAGCGGTGGTTCTTGAGTCAACCGCGCAAGGCCCGGCAGGGGTTTTCTATGACCGCTGGAATGACGCTGACGACTGGGAGCATGTCCAGACCCTTGCAAAAGGCGAGTGGAAGGGGCGGTGGATAAGGATATTTGCTCCTTGGTATGCTTTCGAGGATGCCAGAGACAACCTTACTGCTGTAGAGGTTGAGGACCTCAGGCGATCTTTAACTCCCACGGAAAGGGAGCTTTTGGCGGATTACAAGTGCGTGGACAAATCGGGTAACGAACACACTATCACGATTAGCCATATTAGCTGGAGGAGAAAGATTCTGGAAAGCGAGTGCGATGGAGATGAGACCAAGTTCGACAGGGAGTTCCCCACCACCTCGCAGCACGCCTTCAGGGCGTCTGCTAGGACGAGGTTCTCCCGTGATGGCCTCGACTGGCAAAGAACCCATGCGACCGCTCAGAAGCCAATCTACGGCATTCCTGAGCTATCCGAGAGCGGCAAGCTGGTAAACTTTAGGCAATCTTCTTTGGAGGAGGCTATTGTCCACTGTTTTGAGAGGCCCCGAGAAGGATACCATTACCTAATAAGCGCAGATTTGATGACCGGGCAGTCACAAGTTGGAGGCAAAGATCCCGATTGCCATTCGGTTTTGGTTTGGAGAAAAGGTTTTTTTGATCGTGATCGCGGGTGGATTCCGCCGTCTATGGTTGCAAGATTAAAGCCTGAGTGCAGGTGGGATATAGATGTTTTGGCAGAGTGGACATACAGGCTGGCCCACTGGTATGGGAAGTGCCTTCTAGTGTCTGAGATAAACTGCGACCGGGGGTTTGTGGAGCTTATCAGGGCCAAAGGAGACATCCCCATTTACCAAAGGGAGATATTTAACCATGTGAACCAAAAGAGGTCCAAGGCCTTTGGGTGGCACACCTCCAGTTCCACAAGATTGCAAATTGAGGAAACAATGGCCCGAAGCATCAGGGGATACGGGGAAGACGGAGGGGGTGTTCACCTCAACTGCTTACACCTCGTCTCAGAATGCGAGACGTTTTGTGTGAATGACAAGGGGAAGGCTGAGGCCTTGAGGGGGGCCCACGATGATGACGTAATGTCTGCGGGAATTGGGCTATGCGTTATCGAACAGGCTACCAGATACAGAAACAGGTATGACGACATCCCCCTGCCGCGTGACCTGAAAAAAATAGAAAATAGGCGAAAAAGAGGCATTGCCACTGGACACCTTGGAAGAAGGGGATTCTACTGAATACGTCGATTTGATCGACACACCTCAGAAACGTGTCGATATCTTCATAGGAAATCGACTTGCTGTCCACAGCCAACCCCTCGGAGAGTTGCAACTCCGGGGGGTTTTGCTATGATTAGGAACGTGCCGTGAACATCCCCAAAGGCGTAACAATTGCAGGAGTTTTCGTTAAAATCATTAGGGAGGACCTTAGAGATGAGGACCACCACCCTAAGGGGTATTTTGGCTATTACTCCCATGAGCGCAGGGTCATAGCGATTGACAAGGGGCTAACCCCTGCTGCGGCCCGGGATACAATTCGGCACGAAATGATCCACGCCGCTTTGGCCATGTCTGGTCTGGATCATCTTGAGCATTTTGAGGAGGAGGCAGTCGTGCGGTGCATGGAGGAAATCTTTTTCCCGGCCTACGAAAGGTTCTTGCGGAACCTAAACAGGAAAAAGACTTAATATTGCAACTTGCAAAATAATTAGTTAAAATCCCCATTATGGCTGACAAATTGAAAAGATTCGTAGGCGACATGAAACGCGGCCTTGACCCACGCCTCGGAGTTGAGGCTGGAAGGGCCGTTGCCAGCAGAATCAAGAGCAAGCGGGACCTTAAAAAGGCTCAGGAGAGTGCCGGAAAAGGTGAAAGAGCTAATCCTGAGCTGAACAGGAAGGCGAAGGAGAGATACGCAAAACACAAAGCGGCTAAAAAGGCCAAGGCCGATGCCGCAGAGAAGCCCGCTCCTCTTGGCCCTGCACCCTTTCCAGTAGTGAACACGGGGCCCAGAGCCAAGACTCCCACTACCAAGCCTTTGAAGCCCCAGCCGAGGTCTCAGACTAAGCCTAAAAAGCAAACAAAGGTTCCGAAGGAGATCAGGGAGCGCATGAAGCGCAAGATGGGAGCCGGATACTAGGATGCCCAATAAGGCCAAAAAGTTTGACCCGGAGGGCCCTCGATACGATTACGAGGGCGCTCGCAAGGCTGGTCTAAAACCCAACAAGGCTGGTCACTGGCCAAGTCGGGACCCC